ATTGTGTCATTTAGAGCTAATACCCTTAAAAACAGTGCAACCCTAGAAGAACTTAAAACGATTGTGCAAAACTGGGAAAGATGTTGCAGCGCAGCATAAAACCAGCTAAAATAACCTCATCAATCAACCTACTTAGGAGAACACTATGTTCAAAATCGAAGAGCAGTTCAAGAAGTTCGAAGACTTAGCAGAGCAAACTAAACAAGCCGGTGAGTTCTGGTTCAATGCCATTCTCTCAAGCGTTAAAGAGTTCTACAAAATCAAGTAAGATATACCCGTGGGGGAAAGCAACCCTTTAACCCGGCTTCACATACCGAGCTAACCCCCACACCCCTGACATAAAAACAACACAAGCGTCAACCTACAACATCTTGTAGGAAAACTAAATCCACCCAGGCATTCTAAAAATCCCTTAAAATAGAACTTCGAGGAGCCGGGGCTGTTGTGTACACACAGTCTTTAATGAGATTTTTAACGGCTTGCTCACCATATTAAAGGGATCTTGAATGTATGAAATTCATAATAAAGAAAGTCGACATAAAGGTCCCGTCCACTCAAACCACACTGCGTTTTCTACAAAGGAAGATTCTTCCGATGGACGAGGTTTACGAACCGGACCGGGGTCATTGGTGGATTGCGTATGCTCCATGCGGAAAGCCTGTCGCCTTTGCGGGTTTGGTCCGCTCGACGCGTTGGACAGATACAGGCTACTTATGTAGAGCTGGTGTATTGGATGGCTTTACAGGTAATGGGTTACAACTGCGCCTTATCAAGGCAAGACTACGCAAAGCAAAAGAATTAGGTTGGGCGTGGTGTATCACGGATACAACAGATAACCCTGCAAGTTCAAACTCTTTAATAAACGCTGGCTTTAAGTTGTATACTCCTGCTAACCCGTGGTCATTTAAAAATGCGCTGTATTGGAAGAGGAAGATAGATCCTGATGCCGTACAAAGACGAGAACGTAAGAAAAGCAAAGCATGCGGAGTACAGCCGTAAGTACTACCTAGCAAACAAAGAAAAAGTACAGGCCTTAAGTAAGGCAAATAGGGCAGTAGGGAAAGCAAGGTGGACCTTGTTCAAGTCATCCCTTAAGTGCACCCAATGCGGGTTCAACCACCCAGCAGCATTAGACTTCCACCACACCAACCCAAGTGAAAAAGAAAACCTAGTTAGTAAACTAGTCAGTAATGGGTGTTATGCAGCAGCAATGGAAGAAGTCCAGAAGTGTATAGTTTTATGCGCAAATTGTCATAGAGTTCACCACCACGAAGAAAGTCTGCTACAATCACCATAATCTTTGCCACAAACCGCAAGAACATACATGCCAATAGTAGTAGAACCAGAATCAGGAATACCGTTCCCTTTCGACACCACGCCGGAGGAGATAGATCAATTCCGAGACCGAGCTAAGGCTGCGGTAGAAACTATTAAAGAAATCATTGCCTTGGGTGGAGAAGTAGAAGTCACCGAAGAAGACCGTACAACTGCACGTGCTGCAGTATCCGAGAGTACCCCCCTAAAAATTTCTGAGAAGAACGCAGGAACATTGGTGCATCTAGAGGCCATACTGGGTGAGTACGATAAAGAACTATTGAACGCCGCAACCCGCATGCGGACGTATGTAACAAACAAACTCTTATTAGAGACCATTGATGAAGATGCTAAGGTCCGCTTGAAAGCGCTAGAACTGTTAGGCAAAACTTCAGCAGTGGGACTCTTCTCTGACCGCCTTGAGGTGAACGTAACCCACAGAACTGTGGAGCAGGTAGACCAAGAACTCGAGAGCATGTTGGAGAAATACCTAGGTCCTGTTGACGAAGTGGCGGATGTAGAACTCGATAAGTTCGTAGAAGAAAAGCAAAAGAGCTTACTAGCAATGAGCGACACTGAGCTAGGCTTTAGCGAAGAAGCTCCTAAGAAACCAGAACGCATCGAAGAAGCTAACACTGCCGCAGACTTTAAGAAGGCATTGGAAGAATAATGGCATTAAGTCCAGCACGCCTAGAACAGCTAAAGAAGAACAAGGACAAACTGCCTCCTGAGATCCGTGCCAAGATGGGGTCTCTGTTAGAAGAGCGTAGTAACCTTGAGTCTACAGCTGAAGCTGAACATAACTTCATGTCTTTCGTAAACTATGTATGGCCTAACTTTATTCATGGACGTCATCATGTGAAGATGGCTAGGGCATTTGAAAGGGTAGCTAATGGGGAATGTAAAAGACTTATTATCAATATGCCTCCTCGTCATACAAAGTCTGAGTTTGCATCTTATCTACTCCCTGCTTGGTTTTTGGGTAAATATCCAGAGAAGAAAGTTATCCAAACCTCTCATACCGCCGAACTTGCCGTGGGATTTGGACGAAAAGTACGTAACTTGGTGGATTCTGACGTGTACAAAGACGTCTTTCCGGCTGTCGCACTCCAGTCGGACTCCAAAGCTGCTGGTCGATGGGCCACTAATAAGGGGGGAGACTACTTTGCGATTGGTATTGGTGGAGCTGTTACGGGTAAAGGTGCGGATATTCTCATTATTGACGACCCGCACTCAGAACAAGAAGCCGCACTAAGCGAAACGAACCCTGAAATCTACGATAAGACCTACGAATGGTACACATCTGGCCCTCGTCAGCGTCTACAACCGGGTGGAGCTATCGTAATTGTGATGACACGGTGGTCTAAACGTGATTTAACAGGCCAAGTTATCAAAGCTGCCGCACAAAGAGACGGTGAAGACTGGGAAGTGATTGAATTTCCGGCTATTTTGCCTAATGGGAAACCACTTTGGCCTGAATTCTGGCCTTTACCACAGCTAGAAGCACTAAAAAACGAACTTCCTAACGGAAAATGGATGGCGCAGTACATGCAGGAGCCAACATCGGACGTAAATGCGATTATTAAGCGTGAATGGTGGAAGATTTGGGAGAAAGATGACCCTCCACACTGCGAATTTCTTATCCAAAGCTGGGATACAGCGTTCCTTAAGACCCAACGAAGTGACTACTCTGCGTGTACTACTTGGGGAGTTTTCTATAAAACAGATGACACGGGGATGCAGCAAGCGAATATAATCTTGCTAAATGCGTTCAAACGGCGTATGGAGTTTCCTGAACTCAAACAAAGAGCTTTAGAAGAGTGGAAAGACTGGGAACCCGATGCGTTAATTGTTGAGGCTAAAGCGTCAGGTCAGCCGTTGATATTTGAGTTGCGTGCGATGGGTATTCCGGTTCAGGAGTTTGTACCATCTAAAGGCAATGATAAAATCGCGAGGCTTAATGCGGTGGCAGATATGTTTGCGTCTGGGATGGTTTGGGTTCCAAATACCTACTGGGCAGAAGAATTAATGGAAGAAGTAGCTAGCTTCCCTTCTGGCGAACATGATGACTTAGTGGACTCAACAACACAAGCGCTAATGCGTTACCGGAAAGGTGGCTTTATTCGCCTACCAACAGATGAAGATGATGATGTACGAGAGTTTAGGTCTAGCCGCAACAGGGGCTACTACAATGTTTAAGGATTAATATGTCAATTGAGAAAAGTTTATACGAAGCCCCAGTCGGATTGGAAGCATTAGATGCTGAAGAGCCTGCAATGGAAATTGAAATTGTGGACCCAGAGTCAGTGACTATTGGCATTGATGGACTTGAGATTGAGATCGAACCTACAGAACCTTCAGACGAAGATTTTGACGCAAACCTTGCGGAGTACATGAATGAAAAAGATTTGGTTGAGCTTGTTGGTGATCTTACTAGTGACTTTGACGACGACGTTGACTCACGCAAAGACTGGATGCAAACGTACGTTGACGGGCTGGAACTGCTTGGTATGAAGTTGGAAGACCGCACTGAGCCTTGGCCTGGTGCGTGTGGTGTGTATCATCCCCTCCTCTCAGAAGCATTGGTTAAATTCCAAGCTGAGACAATCATGGAGACTTTCCCAGCAGCTGGTCCAGTAAAGACTGAGATCATCGGTAAAGAAACTCCAGAGAAGAAAGACGCTTCAGTTCGTGTCCAAGCTGACATGAATTATCAATTAACAGACGTAATGGTTGAGTACCGTCCTGAGCATGAGCGCATGATCTGGGGCTTGGGCTTAGCTGGTAATGCGTTTAAGAAAGTTTATTACGATCCGAATTTGGGTCGTCAAGTCTCTATGTTTATCCCTGCTGAAGACATCGTAGTTCCATACGGTGCAAGCAATATCGAGACTAGCCCACGTGTAACCCATGTAATGCGTAAGACAGAGAATGATATTCGTCGCTTACAAGTTGCTGGCTTCTACCGTGATATTGAGTTGGGTGAGCCAGACAATACTCTTGACGAAGTAGAGAAGAAGATTGCAGAGAAGATGGGCTTTAGAGCTACCTCTGATGATCGCTACAAGTTATTAGAGATGCACGTTGATCTTGACCTGCCCGGATATGAGGACTTAGATGATGATGGTGAACCTACAGGTATTGCTCTCCCTTACGTTGTTACGCTTGAAAAAGGTAGCTCAGAAATATTATCAATCCGCCGTAATTGGAATCCGGAAGATAAATCAAAACAAAAACGCAATCATTTCGTACATTATGGGTACGTACCTGGGTTTGGCTTTTATTGTTTTGGTCTTATTCATCTTGTTGGCGCTTTTGCTAAATCAGGTACTGCCCTTATTCGGCAGTTGGTCGACGCAGGAACATTGGCGAACTTGCCAGGCGGCTTTAAGACCCGTGGATTGCGTGTAAAAGGTGATGACACCCCGATTGCTCCGGGTGAGTTCCGTGACGTAGATGTACCGTCTGGTGTGATGAAAGATAACATCATGCCTTTGCCATACAAAGAGCCTTCACAAGTTCTGTATAGCTTGCTTGGAACCATCGTAGAAGAGGGCCGTCGCTTTGCTTCAGCTGCTGATATGAAGGTAGCCGACATGAGTGGTCAAGCCCCTGTAGGTACTACTCTGGCGATTTTAGAGCGCACACTGAAAGTGATGTCAGCTGTTCAGGCACGTATTCACTACTCAATGAAGCAGGAATTAAAACTCCTCAAGACAATCATTGCTGACTACACCCCAGAGGAATATAACTATGAGCCGACGGAAGGTAGCCGCAAAGCGAAGAAGTCTGACTACGACCTTGTCACGGTCATTCCGGTATCCGATCCTAATGCAGCTACGATGGCGCAAAAGATCGTTCAATACCAAGCAGTTCTCCAGTTGGCTCAACAGGCTCCTCAGATCTACAACATGCCACAGCTCCACCGCCAGATGCTTGACGTCTTGGGAATCAAGAACGCGCAGAAACTAATTCCGTTACAGGAAGACATTAAGCCGAAAGACCCAATCACTGAGAACATGGACGCATTCGTAGGTAAGCCACTCAAGGCATTTATCTACCAAGACCAAGAAGCTCATATTGCAAGTCACATGAACTTCCTACAAGACCCACAAACTGCAGCAATGATGGGTCAAAACCCACAAGCTCAACAGATTATGGCTGGTCTACAGGCACACATCGCAGAACACTTTGGTTTCAAATATCGTCAACAAATCGAGCAGCAGCTCGGCGCACCACTTCCATACCTCAAGGAAGAAGACGACACATTGCCAGAAGAGTACGAAGTGCAGTTGTCCCGCTTAGTGGCTCAAGCATCTACTCAGCTCTTACAGCAGAACCAGCAGCAAGCTGCACAACAGCAAGCTCAGGAACAAGCGCAAGATCCGATCATCCAGATGCAACAACAAGAATTGGCTATCAAAGGTCAAGACTTACAGCGTAAGGTTGAGAAAGATAAGCAAGATGCTGAGTTCCGTAATCGCCAGTTGGCTATCGAAGAGCAACGCACTATGGGTCAGTTGGAACTTGAAGGTACTAAGCTTGGTGTGAAGATGGAGCACGAGAAGGCTCAATTAGCTACCAACAAAGAAATCGAAGGTACTCGCTTAGGTATTCAGGCCGCTAAAGATAGTGAGCAGTTAGTTGCTAAGAAAGAACTCGAAGGTACTCGTATGGGTATCGAGATGATGGATAAAGTAGCTAAAAACAAGATACAGCTTACAAAAGGGAACAATAAATGACTGGATTAGAAGTTCTTCTAAAACAGATTGACGAAAAAGTCCTACAACTTGAACAGTCCGTCACCAACGGAAACATAGACAAGATTGAGGATTACAAAAAACTGTGCGGTGAGATTCGGGGTCTGCTGACCGTGCGGGGATACATATTAGACCTCAAAGACAGAATGGAGAACTCGGATGAGTAACAAACTCGACTTAACCAAAGCAGTAGATTTAACTGCATTGTTGGAAAAGTCAGACGAAGACAAAGCAAGACAACTTCCAGACCCTACCGGCTACCGCATTTTATGTGCATTACCGGAAGTGGAGCAAGAGTACGAAAGTGGTATTTTAAAAGCGGATACAACCATTAACTTCGAAGAAAAGCTGGCGACAGTTCTATTTGTAGTTGCATTAGGTCCAGATTGTTACCTAGATAAAGACCGTTATCCAACGGGCGCTTGGTGCAAAAAGGGTGATTTTGTGATCGTCAGACCAAACTCTGGCACACGCCTATTGATTCATGGTCGTGAATTCCGTCTTATCAACGATGACTCTGTGGAATCTGTAGTTCAAGACCCACGTGGCATTAAACGAGCTTAAGGAGCCGACAAATGGCAGAATTTGAAAAAGTAGAATTTGAGTTTCCTGATGAAGTAGAAGCAAAAGAAGAAAAAGTAGCAGCTCAGGAAAACGAAAAAGAGGATGACATCAGCATTGAAATTGAAGATGACACTCCACCCCAAGACCGTGACCGTGCACCGTTACCTAAAGAAATCGTTGAAGAGTTAGATAAAGACTCCCTAGACGAGTACTCTGACAAAGTAAAGATCCGTCTAAAGCAGATGAAAAAGGTATGGCACGATGAACGCCGTGCTAAAGAAGCATCCGCCCGTGAGACGCAGGAAGCCCTAAATGCAGCCCAAAAACTCCTCCAAGAGAACAAAGCCCTCAAAGCCAAGCTCTCTAAAGGTGAAGGTACATTATTAGAGTCTTTCAAAGGTGCTGCTGAATCTGAGCTTGAAATGGCTAAGCGGGAATACCGCGAAGCGTATGAGGCTGGTGACGCTGATAAGCTGATCGAAGCCCAAGAAAAGATGACTTCTGCAAAGATGAAAGTAGAGCGTGTAGCTGATGCCGAAAGATTTAGGCAACAAAATGCTTTACAAGATCAAGAAGATGTTGTACAAATGCCACATAGACAGGCACAAACCCCTGTCCGTGATACAAAGGCAGCCTCGTGGCAAGAAAAAAACACGTGGTTTGGTCAAGACGAAGAAATGACAAGTCTAGCTCTAGGGCTACATGAAAGACTAGTTAAAGAAAACGGCATGGCCTACGCAACGACTGATGAATACTACAAGCGTATTGACCAGACGATGCGAAAACGTTTCCCAGAGAATTTCGAGGAAGCATCAACGCAGGATGACGATAAGCCAGCCTCGCGCAAACCAAGTACGGTAGTAGCTCCGGCAACCCGCAGCACATCTTCTAAGAAGATTAGGCTAAATAATTCTCAGCTTTCGATAGCTAAGAAATTAGGATTGACCCCAGAGCAATACGCCCGTGAACTTATCAAAATGGAGGCTTAAATGTCCAACAACAAACTTACAAGAGAATTAGAAACCCGTGCAGTCTCAGAGCGTCCTAAACAGTGGATGCCCGCAGAATTGCTCCCAGAGCCAGATATTCAGGCTGGGTTTAAGTATCGCTGGATTCGTGTTGCTACATTGAATCAGGCTGACCCCCGCAATCTTTCATCTAAATTGAGAGAAGGTTGGGAACCAGTCCGAATCGAAGAGCAGCCCAAATTCAAACTGTTAGCTGATCCTAATAGTCGTTTTAAAGACAATATTGAGATTGGTGGGTTGTTGTTGTGCAAGACACCTGAAGAATTTGTTGACCAACGTAATGCACATTATCAAGGTTTAACTGAGTCTCAGACTAATGCTGTAGACAATAGCTTGATGCGAGAGAATGATCCGCGTATGCCTCTGTTCAATGAACGGAAGTCATCAACGACATTCGGCAAAGGTAAGTAATTTTTTAATTTAATATAGGAGTTTTATAATGGCGTATCCTACCGTAGCAGGCCCTTATGGGTTTCAGCCGCTCAATTTGATCGGTGGTC